TGAGTAATCTGAGCACTAAGTACTTGAATATCTTCTTTTTCGATACGCCCATATTCAGTTACAGTAATATTGGAAATGGTAACATTTCCATTGAATTGAAATGTAAATTTTGTCGCTTCAGCACCAGTAGATCTACTGGTGGTATTATAGTCGATGCGAAATCTGTGAGTACCAGTGCTAGAAGCAATATATGAATGAACTAGCTTACCATCATTTTCTTGACCACAAAACACCTTTACAAACGTACCAGCTTGAATGCTATCAACGTCAAAACGGATTTCAAATTTAGTTTTATCACCACTAAATACTTGATCCTGTTCTAGAGTATACCAAATATTGTTATTTCTGGTTGTAACTTTAGAAAAAACGAAATTGTTCTTTATTCTATCGAATCTAAAAATATTACCACCAATAGAAAATGTGTCTCTATCATAGTATTCATATACTGTAGTGGTTGCTGTTTTAGAATTGAATACAGGTACTTTTACGCCCCAAAATTGATATCCATAATCAAACAAATTATTTGTTATAAGGTTCGGATAAACAATATTGGTGATGTCTTGAATAACACTTGCATATTGTTTAATGAATGAATCTAATTCACTATCATCATTTTCAATATCGATTTTATCAATGTCAAAACGGTTTGTGAAGTTGTCGATGTATTGATAGTCATTATTCAATTGTTTCAAGAAAGAGGCTACTACTTTTTCAAATGTAGTGTCCTTATACTTGTCAGGAAGCAATCTATCTACAAACAGTTCTAATGTTTTTTGTTGATCAATGATCATTATTTCTCCCCTTAGTTTATAGAGATGATTCTTGATTTGATATAAAGACTTAATTCTCTTCTAAATTTAAGATTTTCATAATCAAAGAATTGAATCCCAGATTCTTCATCGAAGAAGAACGATCTTATTTCACCAGATACAAGAGATTGGTCTTTTGTAGCTGAACTAATATTATGAATATTACTAGAGAAAATATCTCTGTTGTATTTATGTGTGTTGTTATATTTTACCCATACAGAATTTTGTGTATCTGTAGTTGGATTTTTGGATTGAATAAGTCTATCCCATGAATGTTGATTAGTGGGAATGATATTGTTGATTGTTGGAGAGCTAGCTTTCACCTTGTAATATTTTCCAGAATATGAAACAATGTCACCAGCACTATAGACCCCATCACTATTATATGCAACAATTTCAATCCAATTTACTCCTTCCACTGGAGTAACTGTATTTGTATCTCGTAATGATTTCCAAACTTTAGAATTGTAATATACAAGATCACCAATAGAGTATTGAGCAACATCTGACCAAGTGACAATATCGACATTAAATCTACTAATATAATAGTCGCCGTTAACTTGAATTACATCTGACTTGTTATAATATGTGGTGATGCCTCTTGACGTCAATGAATCGAACGCAAGAGCATTTGCAAAAATGTCTTCCATGTGCACACTCACAGGAAGTTTTCTTGGTACAGCATTTGACAGTTTGAACATATTTTCATTAATCATATAGGTACCGATGATAATTTCACCTTCAGCAATCAGTGGGGCAGCAATGTCAAGTTTTTTCCAATACTCAGTATTTGTGAGATCTTGTTGTTTATTATTACCAACTAGGCTCATATAATATTCAATTTTAGACGTTGATGTATCATATTTCCAAACAACTTCGCCTGCATCGTAAAAGTCAGTTGTTTCAGATGTTTTGATGACAAATTCAGTTCCGTCATTGTGTTCAAGAACGATGCGTTTATAATTGTCAAATTTAACTGGATATCCCCATCTATCCATATAATTAGATGTTTTTGGAATGTATGTCCAATATGCATTATCAGTAGCAGTTCCGCTAGGTGATTGTCCTACTTCAGAAAGCTTTGTTGCTTCATAGATATACCCATTGTAAACAATTTTTTGACCAATGAGGTACTCATGCGTATTACTCCATGTGAAGTAATTCAACATTTGAATTCCTACATGGTCTAAAAAACTGTCTACTGTTGGATCATATACATATGAATTTGTAGTCGTAATGCCGTCTGGAATATTTTTTAGATCAAATGTATATTGATATTCATTCACAGAAGTTATTTTAGTAAGTGACAATGGTGAATTTGTACCTCTGATTGGTAATGACACATCAAGATAATCTGTGCTATCATCATAGAAATTCATTCCAGTGATATCCATACTCAATTTAGTACCATCAATATCTACACTATCAAGACCATCAATACTGTACAGATTATTCAACAGCTTTGATTTTTTAAGCTGAATATTAAAATCAGAATTGAAAAAATTGTTTGTTCTAGAAATTATTTCTAGATTGATAACATCTGTCAATACACTTTGTTTATTTGGATCTTTTACAGCATTTATGTTTAGATCAACACCAACATAAATTGGTTGAATGAATTTCTTTCTAAGAGAAACAACACTATTTTCACGCATCAAGTTTTTGATTTTTTCAATTGTTTGAATATTGAAATATTTTTCAGTTGAAGAGGGTAGCCCAGACATGAATACTGTACCAGATTGTTTTAATGCGTCTTTTTGTGCACTTGTGAAGCTAGTAAGAGCCAAATCGTTTCCGATTTCATCCCCACCCCATACAGATGCATTTTTTACTTGTGGAAGAGATACAAGTCCAGCCGTCCAGTCAAGTGATGTGATGTATCTATTAGCAGTGGCTTTAGCAAGAGGTGCATACATTTTGATTTCATCAGTTGATTCTTCGTCTGTGCCACCATAAGAAACTGTACCGACGTCAGGTTCGAATGTTACACTAATCTCATTTGTATTTGTAATACTAGGATCAAGAGAGGCATCACGGAACGTTTTAGCAGAAAGTTTAGCATAGTTGTTACCTTTAGTGCCAGAAGAAATAATGAAGTTGATTCTTGCATTTTCTCCATCGTTTGGGCTAATGTTATATTTGTTCAACATCTTGATTCTTACATATTCTGTATCAGGATCATATTCAGTAATGAAAACATTTTTCTTCAAAAGAATATCATTCATCAAATTTTCTGTTTCAGTAAATGTTCTTGAGCTTACATCCATTTTGATGCTTCCATGTTCAATATCTTTATATTTCAAAACAATTGTATTATGTTGATATTGGTCATAAGAAAATGTCAATTCAGAATCGATCTTGTGGCTTACATATTTACCTTCTTGAAGAATACAATTTTCATAGTAGTCTTGTGAGAATGTAGTTGTATTGCTATACTCAAGTGTTTTTGTTGTAATGAATTGAGTACCATCAGATGCAGTAAATGCACTGTATGCAGGTATTTTTAATTTTCTCTTTGGGGCTAGAGTAAATTTCAAGTTTCCTTCGAACACCGCACTGTGTTTACGATCAACTTTGTAATTCAAAGCCTGCGCATGTTTGATTACGTTTTTTCTACTTGCAGCAGTACTAAGGAACGCTTCATTTGACATGTAGTTGATATTGTGATTTACAAGAGTACCAACATACGCAAGGACATTCAAAAGAGTATCAGTATTACTACCTTCATATTCGAAGTCAGTAATAACACCATCATTTCTAAGAACTTCTTTTAAAGATTCCTTAATTTCATCAAATGAAAAGTTAGTGTAGTTTACAGTTTTAGCCATTAAATGTCCTTAGAGTCGTTTTAAAATACCGACGTATTTGCTTTGTATTTCTGGTGATTTTACTATTGTATATAGAATATTTATTCCATAATAGTTATTATCATAATCAGGCGTTAGACTAATATGATTTAGTACAACTCTGGGTTCATAATATGATATTGCATCTCTGATTTCATCAGTCATTAGATGTTCGGTAATTCTATCCATTGGAGCAAACAGTAATCGTCTAAGATTAGTACCGAATTCTGGATCACCGACTTTTTCACCTTTGTTTGTGAAAATTATATTGCTGATACTGTTATTAATTGCAGCATAGTTGTTTTGGGTTAGGATGTTTTTGTCATCATAAAAAATGCTATTTATGTCAGCGTAGCTTATTACAGAATCATATAACATACAGTTCCCTATTATATTTTAGGATATTTAAAGGAATATATGTTAGTTCAAATCAATTCTAGGTGCAGTCACTTTATAATTGCCACCAGAGGATATTGTTACACTTCCACCAACTTCCCAGCTAATATTACCATCAACTTTAAGAGTTAAATCACCAGAAATATGTTCAGATAAATTCTGACTCACTAATCTTTTTACCTCACCTTGAACAATTTCCATTAAATCTTGTTTAGTACAAATAATATAATCACCTTGATTGTGAACAACATTTGTGCCGTCTGGCTTCAATTCAATATATGTTCCAGATTTATGAAATACTCTGATGCGTTCATTTTCTACAGTGTCGTCGATTTCTATAGTGTGACCAGCTTGAGTTTCTATAACATTGTTGAAAGGGTATTTTGCTTTATCGGACGTACTCTCAGGTTCACCAGCAATTTTATTCTTATTGATTATATCATGTGCTGTGCCAGATGTTTTACCAGCTGCAAGGGGGCTATAATCACCCCATGTCATGCGATCTTGTCTTGGATACTTATAATCGGAAGCTATTTCAAATAGATTAGAATCTCTAAACCCAAATTCTGATTTAGGTACACTTTCATATGCCCCACCTAGAGCTGTAGCAAAATACACTGGTTTAGAGAAATCGCCACCATCAAAGAAGCACCATACCCATGATCCATTTACAGGAACACTTGAAACCCCTATTCCTTGTACACTTCCACTAAAAGTGCTTCCTGCAGGTTCAGCCCAATGTAATGCTTCTGTTGGTAAATCTGATATATTCGGTGAATGTATGTTAAAAATACGAATTCTGCATCTTCCTAAGTGTAATGGATCATTATTATCCTCTACTACTCCTCTTACTATTGAATCTAAAAAACTCATTTTGTTCTTCTTTCTATAAGTCTTGATTTATATTTATCAGATGAATAAATTTCACTTTTCGCTATTGTTAGGTCTTGATAATACATTGAGTCCGCTCCAAATTTGTGAGCAATGCCAGTAACAATATAATCACCGTTGAAAGTTTCATATGCTTCCATCGTATTATATGCTCTTTTGAAGAATGGTGTTATTTTAGTTCCAATGTATATATCAAATTTTCCAGCTACAGTAATTGTATGTGAAATGCTTCTACGTAAATGATTTGATATTCTATTCTTATATGATATGCTAAGATCATTATTGTATAAAAACGGTAAATATGACCAAAAATCAGATCTATCTTTATTCGCTTCAAATACTTCAGTATGAATGCTAGAAAACTTTTGATTATATACTTCCATAAAATCATTAACAGTTTCCATACTAACATTTAGTCTTTTATTTACACTGTCAACATTGTATGTTTTAGAGTAAAATAGCCCCCTTGTATTGAGACTTTTTGTGCTCAATCCTGGGTTAGTTGTTAATTTAAAAATGTAATTCGTATTATAATCATTATATTTATCAGAAAAAGAAAAAATTCCATAACTCTTTCCTTGAGACATTGTCTTATCTGATGTTATCTTGAATTTTCTATTTTTTCTATCATATATCATATACATCTTACCCGCATCCTGAATCCCATTATTTTCAATTAGATAATGGAAGCACTCATCCAGTGTATATCGTATTGGAAAATGTTGTATACTCAATTTATTAGGAATAATAATACTATCTTTTGATAATTCATATGTTGGGTTTATTTCAGATAAAATTGTATTTATGATATTGTTTACCGTGCTTTTTTCACCATATATACTTTTAGAAAAATTACGAGTGATTAGACTATAATATGTCTTTTGTGTCAATTTCAGTAATATATCATTTAATCCAGTTCCATCTCTATTTACTACACCTGAACGTTCTACAATTATGAATTCCTCTATGAATTGAGCATCATTATTGTCAGATAGTGTTATCTGTACAGTTTCACCGCCGACTAATGGTATTAGATTCAAATAATCATATGCATCAAAAAATGATAATTCTGCAACCATCCCTTTTTGATAAATCGATTCATGTACAATTAATGAATTGAAATTATCCATCAAAATTGGATACTGAATTTTATCAAGAGTATTGATACTTATATTTAGGATTTTAAATTGACTAGTTTGTGTCATATAGTTTTTTTCCGTAATTTTTATTAAGCATGAATCAACATAGATATGAATTGTTTTATTTTATCTGGAGAAACAACCCTAACATATTTTTTCTTGTTGTTCCTCTCAGATTCTTCGTTATAGTATTTATAGAATTCTGAAATGTCTTTACCTTCAGCTTCAATTTTCTGTAGGACAACTTTTTTAATTTCATCTTCAGATAAAGGTAAATCATAGAATGCGTCTTGGATATTATTCAATAAAAGAATGATCCAATAATATGATGTATTTCCATATAATTTGTATGCAATTGTATCTAAATTTTCACCATTTTCAATGATATAATTCATGAAGAAATCCCCACGTTCAGCTAACCCAACTACATCATACCAGTTGATGAAATCTCTAGTAAGTACACCATTGAATTCGACGGTACTGAATTTCTCAAAATATTTATTATTAATCATGTATATTCCCCTTATATGAATGCATCTCTATATGGTTTTCTAATTTCTCTGAAATTCAATTCTAATCTGACAGATGATGGTGTATCATCTTGCATTAACATCATCGCCTGAGAAGTATCATCGCCATATGTAACAGACATACCTGTTAAAGCCATGGGAAGAAATCTAAAATAATCCGCCTTTACACCAACTATTTGTACATCAAAAATAGCAGGGAAAGATATAATGGTGTCACTGAAATTAGGTGACGAATTAATTCTAAAATATTTTATTATTTCTTGAATACTAGTTGTATCTTTATGAGATGTAGGAACTAATTCAAAATTGAATGTAAATTGTCTATTTTCAATATCACTAAATGTAGCTATACTATCTTGGGAAATACTAATACCATTTTGTAATTTTACAGTATCTTTAATTGCTGAAAAAAATGGTATGATATTAGATGCCGTTTCATACGCATACTGTGCTGCAGCAGTTTCTAACGATTTAGTTTCATCCCATACGATATTTGTATTCTCAGAGAATGAGGGTAAATATAATGCTACACTTCCATTTGATGTTTTCTTATATTCACTTTTTGTTACACTTTTAGTATGCGATGATGTTGCTGGCAATTCCCATTTTTTGGCAACAAATACCATCATAGGAGTATTATTATTATCACTTTCTAATGTAGATGGGAATCTTAGATCTTGTATTCCATATACTTCATTCTGATTTTGGAATTCTATATTAAACCTAGTTAGTATCTCTTTACCTGCATCGGTTATTCTTTTACCAGTACTTTTTTCCCTTGCATTCAGTTCGTAATTAAATTCGTGATTACTCATCTGTTACTATCCTACATTTTGAATTGATACGCCAGCATATTGACCCAGTGGAGCTTGCTGAATGAAATATACATCTGACTTAGTATTGTTAGATGTATTATTAGCCATAGCAAATGTGGTAGGTGGAGTAGTTGCGTTAGCAACTGGTTTATTTTTAGTATTATCGACAGCGTTTTCGATTACTTTTTGTTTATCTCCCGTTTTTTGCATTGTACTTGGAATATCTGTATTTTGTACTCTTGGTATAGATGGAGTGACAGTTTTCTTTGATTCATATCTAATAAGATTTTCATCTGTTGGATATTTACCCGCATTAGGATCACTTTCAATCATGTTGTCAGGTTTTACTCTATGTTTTGCCCATATTTTCGCTTGAGCATCAAAGCTATCTTTGATTGAATCGAATTTGACATAATAACCGCCTTCATTTGATGGTCTTGCATGTCCTTTTTTATCTTCACCCATAGAAGGATCCCACGTCACTCCACCATAATTACCACTTTTTATATTACTAAAATTACCAGTTTCTAATAATGTGCTTCCTAATAAAAGAGTAGGATCAATTCCATTTTCAGTAGAAGATTTATATATTGCAGAAGAAATATCAGCGATTTGTTTATCATCTAATCCTTTAGATCTTGCTTTAATTATTTGTTCAATATCTTTTGCTGATTTCATAGAGTGTTCTCCACCAATTGAAGCAACAGTACTTGTTATTTTGCTGGCGTAATATGGATCAGTAGCATACGCTCCTTGCACGCCTCCTCTTACATCAATACCAGAAATAATATCTTTTGTTCCTGGAATACTATAACCTTTAGTGGTCGACGGCTTCCATAATCCAAAAAGCGCACCAAATTTTTGAAGTTTCTCAGAGATTGCATCAAAAAAATCACCAAATCTTTTGAAAAAGTTATCTGTCATAATAGAAATGTCAGATATTAATTTTGTCGGTGATATTTTGTCATAAATATCTTTAAAAAACTGCTTGGTTCTTTTATCACGTTCAATGGCTTCTTTTTTCCTTGCTTCAAGCTCTTTTTTTCTACGTTCTAGATCTTTTTTGTTCTCTTCTCTGAGTTTACCAAAATATTCCTGCCATCCTTTAATGGCACTATTATTTGCTGCCCATTCTGATATTGCATTACCCATGCTAGTAAGAACATTGCTGATACCAGTAAAAAATCCAGATAAACTAAAGCTAAAATCATATTTTGATAACCAATCAGAGAAGGAATCGACCATTTTACCGAATCCATCAGAAAGAAACATTGTAAATTTATACATGTTATCAGCACCAAAAAGCCCTAATGTGATAATATCCATAAAATGAGCAAACCCTACTTCAAATCTATCTACCCAGTTAAGAGATTCTTTATCTTTTCCCGTCATTCTAGATACTTCGTCTGAGTTTAGAGCATTTCCTATGCCATCAAAAAGCCCTGTTACTAATCCAATATATGGAATTGCTTTAAAGATACCTTTAAGAATTGGACCTGCTAATGATGATATTTTAGAAAATACTCCAGGTAAGAACGCACCTAACTTAGAACCCAAAATGGCACCGATTTCGTATACACCAAACAACCTTGCTAACCCAACTAACATTCTTCGGAAGAATACTGAGAATGATTCCTTTAAGAATCCACCTAAACTACTGAATAACCCTTTTTTATAATCTTTTTCAGATACACCATTTTTATCATCAGAACTCTGATTTTTTGAAAAATCATCTCTTCTATCAAATACTGCATTTGCTTCAGCTTTCATGATACTAAGTTGATCATTCATTTTTACTGCAATATAATTCAATGAACGATTTGCATCTTGCATATTAGTTCTAATTGAATTTATACCCATATTAACAGCATCAAGTTTTTTGTTTGATAATTCATCAGTCAATGATATTGCTTGGATAGTTTTTTCAGATGAATTCTTTATTTCATCAGAAACGTAAGACATGCTCTCTTTGATTTGTTGTGTAACTGCTGATAGGTCTGTCTTTACAGTTGTATCTTTAGCCATGTCTTAAATTCCTTTTAAGATTGATTTTGGTTTTCTTTTTGTTTAGTTTCAACTAACAGATTGTACATGATTTCTCGTTCAAATGGTAGAAGTTCATCCACTTCTACCATTGAATAGTTGCCATAATACTTCATGATATGGTAATACTGATAGATATCACCAAGTCCCTGTTGAAGTATTATGGCATGAAAAAATTTGGTGAATCTCCGAAGTCAATTGTATTTTTTGCTCCACATTTAGCACAATTACAATCTTTAGATATCTCTAAAGAGTCCATGCTTTTCTCAAGTTTTTCCATTAACGTTTTAGTTGTTTTAATATCTAAATTATCAAAAAACTCTTCGAAGTCTGCTTTAGTAAACCCAGAATATGATTGACCATTATAGACGATTTCTTGAACACTATTATAAATTAAATCAATCTCATCAGTCTTTTTAGAAATCATTCTAAACGATAATGGTTTAAATCTGATTTTCAATTCATCTGAAATTTCTTGAAGTGAGCTATCAGCATCTTTAAAATCAACAACGCCTTCTTCATCTAGATATACATCAATGATATTACCAAATCCGCATTCAGAACATTTGAACTTTACACCTTGAATATCATCACCCATAGACATAGTTCTAATAGTAATCATGATTTTCTTTAGTTCAGCGAAACTTAGATCATTGAAATTACCATCAATGACACATGGTTTAATAAGTTCATCAATCATGAGTGTTTGAAGTGCATTATCTGTTAGCTCTTTTTCTGGCAATAGCGATTGTTTAATTAGGAAATTACGTTCATCTTTTGTTTTCCATGGTCTGACAGTATATAGTCTATCACCAAATTTTAAGGTTTTTGTAACTTCATTTGTATTAATTTTAGGGAGCATTCCTGTAGAGCCGTTCATTCAATATCCTTACAATTTTATAAGGATATTTAAAAGGATTTTAATAGAAATAAGAGGAAATTGAACTCATTGCTGAGCTAGCTTTATTTTTAACATCAAGAATACTGTTACCAAGTGCTTCAGTTGCGTTGTTAAATTTAGATTGTATGTCATCGGTAAAAGTAGAACTAACAGAATCTAAAAGTGATTCTTTTATTGATAATTGTTCAGTATATCCTATATCGCCGTCATATATTTTATCTTCACCTAATTGTAAACTACCATCTCTCAGAAAGCGATAACTCTCATATGTAAAAGAAACTTTAAATTCAACCCATGTATCTTTTTGTGTTCGATCAAACGTTATGTCATCAATAGATACTGGAAATAAATTATTGAACTGTATAGTACTAATTTTTTCAAATTCACCCGATACCATATGAATTTTCATTGTATCTGTTGTGTAAGTACTTCTAAACATAATTCTGTTAGATTTTCTGTTATGAATTAGATGCATCCAGTTATCAAAAATGTGACGTATATCGTTATTGTTGTTATCATAAAATGTAATAATTAGATTATCAAAATTCTTCTTTACAGGAACATCAATATCTCTACCCAGATAATTTATTTTCTTTGTTTCAATTGTTTCATTTGGAATATTGAATGTTTTTACTAATAATGGTATTTTTCTATAGACATCTCTTCCATATAGATGTGTAATACTTTGTATGGCATCTGGTATACTTAGCTCACACATAAATCTATCAGATAACTGAAAGGAGTCTGCTATATCATAAATTTCAGCACTATTATTCATAGAAATCCTTTTAATGTTTGAATACCTTGCCCCACATCACTAATGAATCCTTTTCCTGTGGACACCATATCTCTGATGTCTGAAAATCCAAATTCTTTTGTGAGAGGTTCAATTTCAACTTTATCACCCATTTTTTCCAGAGATAGAATTTTCATATCATCAACACTAAAACTTACGGTAAATGTAGCAAAATCATTAACTGTAGAATCGTATGTGATATCACCTACTGCCATAGGAAATAGTCCATTTAATTGTACAACTGAAATAACTTTATCATCTTTATCATCATCATTGTTTATATATGTAGGTGTTAGAAACATATATGTTTTGTATATTCCATTTTTAGCTCTTCTTGCACTAATTCCATTATTAGCTAAATTCAACCATTCTCTTATGTCAGTATAATCTTTCATGTCAGCCGTTCTGAATGTAACTTCAACAGTATTCATTGTTTGTGAACTACCAGCAAAATGAAACTCTCTTCCTTGATCCATATATGTCATTTTAGAAATCTGAACTCCAGGGAGAGTTATATTTATAATATTGTTTTGCTCATAAATTCTATTTGAAGCAGATATAATAATTGCAGAATATCTATTTTGACGACTACTTTCTCTTAAAGATTGCTTTAATGATGTTATTGATGATGCTTGGCTTTTAAACGAGCTTTTAGATGCGAAAAATGAATCAAAAATGTTCTTAGCTGTATTGAGACCGCCTACAGCAGTGCCAACTTTGTTATTACTAAGTCCTGAAATATTATCCAATAAATTCATTAAAATTATCTTTCTAATTTTTAAATGAAGAGGAGCTTAAAATTAAGCTCCAGCTTCGAAACGGATGCTATCAAGGCTGAATGTTACTTCAAACTTAACAAGCTCACCTTGTTCATGATCATAAGAGATATCACCAACATCAGTAGGGAATACACCATACAACCATGCAGTTGCAATAACTTCGTTTTGAGTTCCAAGTTGTTCAACTTTTACACCATCAACTTTATATGTCAACGGATCACCACGAGTATTTAGAACTGTTTCTCCTACGATGTCCATCCAGTTGAAGAATTTTTGATATTCTGCATAGTCTTCACCATATACTTCGACTTTCCAATCATTATACTTAGGATCACCACCAAGTTTAATAGTAGCCCCTTTGTGTTTTACTTCAATTGGCTCAATAGTACGACCTGGAAGTGCAGATGCTTTAATCATAACTTCTTCAATTGTTCCTGTTGGTGTAGGTAAATTGATTCTGAAACGGTTAAGACGTGAACGACCACTTATTTTAGTTTTTAGTTCTGATAGAGTTGCCATTTAATTATCCTTTTTGATATTTAAGCGAACCACTTCCCCTTAAGGAAGTGATTTAGCCAATGCAGCAAGATCAGCATCAGTTCTAGAAGCAACATATTTTACTTCTACGAACTCAGCAGTGCGAGTAGGTTTAATAAGAACATTCAATTTAAGAATATTAGAATCGATAACCTCTTGCGTATTGATTGTGTCATCGCAGATAACTTTGTAATCATAAACACCACGACGCCCTTTGATATTTTCCATGAATGGAATGATCATAGCAGTAACTTGAGCACGAGTAAATTCATCATTTGGCTCGAACACGAAGTATTTCATTGCTTTGTTAACAGCTTTTTCGATTACAAGGAACAATAGACGCACATTCAAACGGTCAAATGCAGATTTTTTGCTCAATAGAGTTTTTTGTCCCCAAATGATACAGTTTCCTTGTCCAGGAAATGATACGATTGGATTGATTTTGTTTCTGTAAAGAACGTCACGCTCACCTTGTGTAGGGTTGAATGCGATTTTCGTAATACCAGCAATTTGACCTCTTTCAAGACCAGCATTTGCCCACCATGGATCACGGTTGTTGTTTGTACGAATTTGGCTACCTGCTACTGCACCAGCGATATTGATCCAACGATATTTTGCGTTGTATGCATCATAAATTTGAATATAGTTACCATAGAATGCAGCATAGCTGTTATCATTCAAGATTGCTTCGTCTGTTGTATAAGTGATAATTGTTTCCATTGGATCAATTGCACCAACAAGAGCGTTGGACATACCAGCGATTGTAATACAATCTTTACGCAACAAAGAGATTTCAACACAATGTTTGTTGATTTTTTCATTCGCAATAATAACACTAACATCGAATCTTTCTGGGTCAGAGAACATGTCATATGCTTCAATCAAATCGTCAAGACCTGCATCAGTCAAAATACCACCGCTCAAAGAAACTTGTTGTACAACAGTTGGAAGTTGAGCAAAAGTTTTAGATGTGTTGAGTTTACACCATACATAGTTAGATTTTGAATTCAAAACAGTTTCAATGAAGTTAGAGTTACCATCTTCGTCTACACCATTTGCATTAGAACTAACAATGAATTTTTCTACAACATTAGCACCATTGTAAATTACAACAGCAAGCTCATTATTATCAACATTCAATGAAGATTCAAAAAGATCACTAAATGTAGCACCCTTTTGCCATTTTTTACTGTTAACGGTTGGTACATCACCATTTTCAGATGTTAATGATGTCCAGTTAGCATTTCCATATTTTACTACATCACCTAATTTATGAGAGATATTCAACCATGTTTCTGATGCATAGTCTGTAGATGGAGTTATGTTTGTATTTTGAACTTTTGCTTTGAAAAGTTTCCCACCATTGATAACAATGTCATTTACTTTGTATGCAGTTACTGAGCTCCATATTGGTGTGTAGTATGACCAATACGGCATTGACACGCCGTTTTCAACATATGTAAGTCCAGGACGTTTTCCAGCATTGTTTGCTACATTTGATTTGTAAAGTAGGTTGTTATAAATAACAACTTCACCAATGTTATATGTTGTTATTGCATTCCAAATATCTTCAGTTCCAACACCATTCCAGGTTGTATTCACAAGAGCTTCAACAGAAGACGTAAGAGTTTTACCGATACTTACTTTGATATTGTTGCCAGAAACACCAGTGCTTTTAGAAACAAATTTATATGAAATGTTATTAGGTAAATTCGTGATATAGTCAATATCCCATTTGTCATCATTGTAAATTGCTTTACTAAATGCATAACTCAAGTTATTTGCACTTACACCAGAAAGACCGATCATTGCACCAGCATTCATACTGTGTTTTTGAGTGATAGATACGCCATTTACAGAATATGTAGTCGATGGTCCAGTTGTTCCTGTATAAGGAGTTTCATCCAAGTTCCAAGATTCATTATCCGCACCTAGACCGACACAGGTAGGAAGGAATCCAGCCAATTTAGCAGTGTAGTATTTTGGTGAAGTTGGGTTTGTAACTTTATCTACAACGATATCACCGATGTTGTAGTAACGTGTTGCGCTGTACGCAGATGCGTGAAAATATGCGAAATCATCATTGCTAACTGCACGAACAACATACAATTCAGAACCATTTTTCAAGAAATTATAACATTGATACCAGTCATTGTAGTTCGAATCTGTAGGCAACCCGAATTTAGCAATCAATTGTTCAATTGTTGTAACAAGAGTACGTTTGAATACTGGTCCTTGAGTGAAAGACCCTGCGTATGCAGCGATACCAGTAGCGACACTTGGAACACTTGCGCTTGCATCAATTTCCGATGCATAGACACCAGCTGATAAGTACTGTGCCATTTTACTTCCTTAATTTTTATTTTTATAACATGCATGTTATAGATAAATTACTCTGCAGAGCGTATTTTATATCTATATACATGTTTATTTAAACTTGTTTTAAAATAGGTGATTTTTAAAAGGTAGATTTAAGAAGAATTTGTTTTATTCTGTAACTTGCATTAAAGAGAATCTGAGAATATCACGTTCTTTTTTAACGTTGATATAATTCTTAAGAACACATTTTTGGTTATCAAACATGTCATGATTTCTACATTGAGTGATGTTAGCCTCTTCGACATAAGGTCTAGCGGGCTTCATGTAGACATATTTTGTTGTTACACACCCACTAAAAAACAAAGCTGTTAGTAAGGCGATTTGCAGCATGGCAATCTGTTTCATTTTCATCCTTTACAAATTTGTCTACATACAGGGTTTGTGGTATGTAATGTTTCGTGACGATTGTCTTATATTCAATGACTTTTTGGACATCTTTTTTGGCAGTCTGTAATGCGAATTCTGAATTCATGTTATTGATAGTTATTGTCGCATTCAATTTATCAATCTTATTTCTATAGATATAATTGAACAAAGTACTTACGCCGAGTGCAGCTATAAGTATAACCATGATTATAGTTTTCAACTCCATCATGAAGCCAGTATATGGAATTCTGAACATTATTACTCGCTCACATTTTTAACAGATGTTCCATCTGCATTTTTCTTTTTCTTGTAGTCAAGATATTTTGAAACACCATATCCACCTACACAATACCCCATGAAAATTGCAAAGTTAGTGTTGTCAAGACCGTGTCTAAGATAAGTATCATAGACCATAAGAGCTGTGCCAGTTATAGCACCGATATAGTTAATTACACGTGTGCTACTTTTATTGCTATCAGAAGTAAGTGACTCTTTTAAGAAATCGAACATTATTTTTTTATCCTTTCATAACTCACATGGTTGAATTTAATTCCGAGACGAATTGTCAGTGGATCAGATTCTGGGTTAGCATCAGAAAAAATATTTTCTTCCAATGAAACTATATAACATTCTTCATAATTGAATTTTAAGAAAATATTACCCTTGTTACTTGTAATCCAAAGATCCATATTGAACGGTTCATTTCTAATGATACCAGTATATGTATCTTTATAGCTTGTTATTACATCGAAAAGAGCCAAGTAATTTTCGAAATCTTCGTCTACAAGAACTTCTAATATAAGCTCTCCATATTCCAGATCAGAACCAACAATGCCACGATTGTGAATCTTATGAGGAACTTCTGTTTGTGCATGCATAATGCTGGGTAAGCTACAATTTCTTAGATAATATTTCAAATCTTTTAGACGAATATCACCGAACGTAGCATACCAGTTGGTTGTTTGTGATAATGCTATACTCATCTTCAGTATGTTCCCTTGCCAAAGATTTTAACAAAGTTATACATAATCCAAGCAGTTTTTTTATTTACACCGAGAACGAGCATTGCTTCATAGAATGTTTTATCGGCGAATTCTTTATTCTTGTATGCATTCTTATACATCCAATCATGGATTACTGCTGCCTTAGCGTACTTTCCATGTGGTGGGAAGATTGACCAGAAAGCACGTGGTACACTAGCAAAATCGGTAGTGAACCCTTTTTGTACTTTAATCTTCTCTCCGCTTGTTCGTTCATCAACATAATATTCGAATGCTTCAATTACTCTGAATTTATAGTTGTCAATCACTTCAACTTTCAATGGAGTAGTAAATTTGCTCATATTAACCCTTATTCTAATTGTTATTATTTAAAATGGGTGATCTTTAAATATAGTATTATTAAAAAATTTCAACTGGCAAGATGATACAATGATAGTTCAATCCATTAAAGATAAAAATGAGAATTTTAAAGTACTTCGACTAAAATTACGTCAAACTTCTCGTCAATCTTTAATCGAGTTGGATAATATTTTATCAACCGTACAAGATAAGAAGGCTTTTGTTTTCTTGATGGATGCTTATGAGACAGAGAAAGAGATAACAAGAGAAATTTTAGAACAGATGCTTGAAACATCTATTTCAATAAATGCTGATATTATAGAAGCACTTGAAGAATCTGATAAGAATCAAATCATGGATTTCATGAATTCTGTTTTTACAGGTCAGAATATCAAATCATTGATTATTGCAGCAATCGTATTTGGTGTATTGATCAGTATTGCGACACATTCAGATATTGCATCAAAAATAGTTGATGTTGTAATACCTTCTCCTAAGGAGAGCACAAAATGAGTTTTTTTAAAGCGTTTTTTAAAAAGAAAGACCATAAAGAGGTTGAAATAGATATACGAGATTTCATACCATTACGAAAACATGTTGAATTATTCTTGCCAGAAGAAAGACTCATTTCTAAATTTGATCCATCAAAAAGAACAATATTGATTATTGATGATTCTAAGGGAATTGTTTCAATTGTAGAAGATTATATTTCTGAAGAGATCAACATTGATGAATATAATGTGCTTTCATTTTCTGGGGTATATGCACCATTTGTCATGAAAGAAACATTGATAAAATTACAAGAAATGGGATTGTTAACAACAATTGACTATGCTGTAATAGATATTGTTCTCCCAGGAAGAATCAGCGAAGGCTCACAAAGTATTCGTATGGACGGAATAGATGTTTCTATTCTTTTGAATGAGTATTTTGGATGTGAAAAATTTGTATTTTATTCTGGTAACGTGCTGAACGTTTATGTTGAATTTATCGAAGATAAGATCACAAAATTCAAAAATTATTTTGGTAGATCAATGAAAAATTTTATGATCATAAAGACAGAGACGGAAGAGAAAACAAGAGAAAAATTCAAAAAACTATTCGAAAATAAATATGTTGCCAAAAAGAAAGAAAAATAAAGAAGAACGAGCGTTCTATTTTGACAACCATAAAATAGTCATAATTTATTCAATATTAGTTTTTGTTATAGTAAACATAATGTTGATACTTGTGTTCTTGTACAATTATAAACACAACATGGAACATGAAATTGAAAAAAATATCTATGAATATGAAGAAGCAGACCTATCACATATATGTGGTTTGTATGAGTGTATATACATAAAAAATTATAATACTCTCTATAGAAACATAAATCACAATAGTCGTCAATATAGTAGATTAGTAAAGTCTTATGATAACGTAGAAAAGAAATATGTAATATTTGAAAATTTATCAATTACAAGTAATATGGATGTTTTGGTTGAGGTAGCTGTAGATAAATATTTGGATGGATTTGTAGTAGTATCTAGAAATAACATTTTCGATATAATCAATAATGCATATTTTTATATGTTAACAGTTTTTATGACATTCAATATTATGTTATTGATTTACAACTTACTAAGCTACCATAAATATCAATTTAAACACAATGTAATGTTACAACATGAAGGATATTATAAATCAATGATGATGTTAACAGAAAACATTCATCATGAATTGAATACACCGTTGATTGTAATATATAAAAAGATCCAAAAAATAAAACAACATTGTATAAATACAGAAACGTGCGATGCAGATTTTGATTTGATCGATACATCATTGGAAGGGATCGCAGATCTATTAGTTCGCATGAGACCATTCAAAGATCTCAAAAAGAGTACATCAAGAGACCTTAGAACGTTGATAAAAACAACATGTGATATTATGAATATTTCTCAACATGAAGTGTTTGATTATGAAATAGAATATGATTTTATGAATTATAAACTTGATACATCTTTATTAACTCCTGGGGAATTTACTGCCATGATGTTGAATTTCATAAAAAATTCAATAGATGCCAATGCACATGATATGAAATTTAAAATAAAATGGGTAAAAAATGAGTCGATATCATTCTACATAATTGACAATGGGAATGGAATACCCTTAAATGTACAAGATAGTATTTTTAAAC